AGGAGGATATTAATGGCAATAACGCATTCAGATTTTTTAACACAAGTAAGAGATTATACAGAGGTTGGTAGTTCTGTATTATCTGATTCTATTATTCAAAATTTTATAAGATCTGTTGAAGTAGATATTGCAGGTAAAGTTGATTACGATGATTTACGAAAATATGCTACATCTAATTTTACAGCAGGTAATAGAGCTGTATCACTACCAGCAGATTTACTTATTTTAAGATCTGTAGAACGTATAGACTCTGGTGGTAATAGAGATTTTTTAGAAAAAAGAGATACTAGTTTTATATCTGAATTTAATGGGACAAATGCACAAGGAACTCCTAAATATTTTGCTAATTATGATGATTTTAACATAATAGTAGCTCCCACACCTGCAGCAGCAGATACTGTCCAAATAAATTATATTAAAGATGCACCAAGTTTTACATCAACAACCAACACATTTATATCTACATATCAAGAATCTATGTTACTTCATGGAGTTTTAAGTGAAGCTTTCAGATTTTTAAAAGGTCCTATGGATCTATACAATCTATACAAAACAAAGTATGATGAGGAAATACAAAATTTTGCTCTACAACAAATGGGCAGAAGAAGACGTGCGGAGTATGATGATGGTGTTCCAAGAGTTAAAATACCTTCACCTTCTCCAAACACAACATATTAAGGAGAAACATTATGGCAATAACAACAAATGCAATTTGTAATTCTTTCAAAAAAGAATTATTAGAAGGCGCACATAAGTTCCAAAACCCAGGAGGTAGCACATACAAATTAGCTATGTTTACTAACTCTGCAAGTTTAGGAAAATCAACAGTTGGCTACTCTACTTCAAATGAAGTTTCATCTCCATCCGGTTATTCTGCTGGAGGAAAAGCATTAGTTAACGTTGGTACTTCATTAGCAACAAACACAGCTATTACTGACTTTGCTGATTTGTCTTTTACAGGTGTAACTTTAACAGCTAGAGGTGCTTTAATTTACAACACAACGACTGCTGGTGGATCAAACACTACAGATGCCGTTGCTGTATTAGATTTTGGTGGAGATAAAACTGCAACATCGGGAACTTTTACAATTCAGTTTCCAGCATTTACAACATCTGCAGCAATTTTAAGAATAGCGTAAGGTATGAATGTCGAATACATGGGGTGCACTAGCATGGGGACAAGGTAGTTGGGCAGCACAAGGTGATGTCGGAACAACTGTTTCTGGAATTAGTGCATCCTTTAGTATTGGCAGTGTAGCAATTGATAATGAAATCCAAGTAGGTTGGGGTGGTGATACTTGGGGTGAAAACGAGTGGGGAGACCTTTCAGGATCACAACCAACAATCACTGGTATACAAGCTTCATTTTCTATTGGGACACTTTCCTCTGTAACTGGAGGTGCAACTGCAGCCGTTTCAGGTTCATCATTAACATTAACAAATGCAGGAGCAGTTGGCGGAACCTCTGCTGATGTTTCATTAACAGGTCAAAGTCTTACAGCATCACTTGGTGAAGAAGTAATTGATATAGGAGTTCCTGTTACAACTGCAGGTTCATTAACTTCTGCTGCAGGTTCAACAACAATTGATCCAACTTTTTTAATTGGTGAAGGTTGGGGTCGAGATAGTTGGGGTAATTTAGGTTGGGGTGTAAATTTCTCTGCACAAAATACGGGTGGCTTAGCATTAACTTCAGCAATAGGTTCTGAAACATCATTTACAGATTGTACTGTTTCTGTGACAGGTCAATCTTTATCAACAACATTTGGCACATTCTCTGTCAAAGTAGATCAAGATTTATCTATAACTGTAGCTGAACATACTATGACTATGTCGATGGGATCTCCATCACTAGAACAATCTACAAATGAATCTGTATCTACTGCAGGATTATTACAATCAGCTGCTGGAAATGCTGTGGGTGGATTAAAAACACCAGTAGATGTTTCTGGTATTCAAATGACTGCAACATTAGGTAGTCCTTCTCTAGTACAAACTACCGTAGAATCTGTTACTGGTCAGGCTTTAACTTCTGCACTAGGAAGTATAGCAGCGATAGATCAAGTAATGGTTGGAGTTAGTGGATTACCTTTAACAATGGGTATGGGTGAAGAAAATACTCAATCAAATGCTAACGTAAGTCTAACTGGTATAGCCTTGACTTCCTCAATTGGTAGCCCTAATATTACACCATGGAGTGAGGTAAATTTAGGAGTAGATAATACCTGGACTGAGGTTGATTTAGCGGCTTAGTTAAGGTAAAATGAATTTTATTAGGAGTACAAATTTATGAGTTCAACTTATTCAAGTGATTTAAAACTAGAATTAATGGTTACTGGTCAAAACGCTGGTACATGGGGTGACAAAACAAACACAAATTTAAATTTAATACAACAAGCAATCGCAGGTTTTGAATCTGTAACACTTTCATCTGGTGGAACAGTTGCATTAGCAATGACTGATGGTGCGTTATCAAACGCAAGAAACATGGTAATAAAATTTGCGACTATTACTGCAGCTGCAAGTACAGTTTGTACTATTCCAGATAGTATTGAAAAAATGTATATTTTTGATTGCACAGCTGTTACTAATCCAACTAACCTAACTATTAAAACAGCAAGTGGAACTGGATTTTCGCCAGACGCACAAAAAATTTACGCAGCATATTCTGATGGAACAAATTTAAATGAAGTATCTTTAGATACACTTGGTGGAACTGTTGCTGCAGCTCAAATTGCAAGTTCTGCCGTAACAACTGCAAAAATTGCTGACGATGCAGTTACTTCAGACAAACTTGCTGACGATTCCGTTGTAACTGCTGCAATTGCAGATGATGCCGTTGTAACAGCCTCAATTGCTGATGACGCAATAACACAAGCTCTTATCGCTGACGATGCAGTAGGTGCAGATCAATTAGCTAATACTGCTGTTTCAGCTGGATCTTATACACTTGCATCTATAACAGTTGATGCTCAAGGAAGATTAACTTCAGCTTCTTCAGGAACAGTTTCAGCAGCAAACTTAGTTTTAACTGCAGCTGGACAAGGACCTTTTACTGGAACTTATACTTTACAATCATCATCATCAAAATTAGTTGCTTACGCCATGTCAGGCGGAGGTGGTGGTGGACGAGGTGCTACAAACTCATCCCCAGCAGGTGCACCAGGAGGAGCAGGTGCGTTTGGAATATTTGAAGTTACTACTTCACATCCTTTCTCAAAACCTTTCCAAGTTGGAGCAGCTGGAAATGCACCTGGAGGTAATGGAGGAAGTACATTTGTTTCAACTTTATTTATTGTTAATGGTGGAACTGGTGGTAATAACATGCCTAATAATATGAACCACCCACAAGGTCAAATACCTGGAACTCCAGGAACTGCACCAGGAGCATTATTTCAAATTGTATCACCATTTAATAACACTGCACCAAACTCAACAACACACCAAGTTAATACAGTATCTAATATTCTTTTTGAAACTGATATGCCTAATGGTGGTGGTGGCGGATCAGGTGGACCACCTCCTGCGAGAGAAGGTACTGTGGGTAGAAAAGGTGCTTTATTAGTTTATGAGAACGCACACTAGGAGATAACATGGCAATAGCAATAATTGATTCAACTAATGGAATTTGTCAGTGCATAGCTGATAGTGAAAACGATATCACATCATATGTATTAAGTTCAGGTCCTAATTTAGTTTCTGCAACAATAAGTGATTCAGACTATGAACAAGTTAGACAAAACTTTAAATCTATTCAATATGAAAATGGTAACGTAACAGTTGTTGATGAAGATCAAACTCCTCAAACAGCTTGGGACCACAATAGTGAATCAGAATTACAGGCTTGGTTTGATTTATTTTCTGAAAGATTAAAACCCGTTGTAGAATTAAGAGGATGGGGAGATAAACAAATAATTCAAGATGCAGTTGCTTACGATAATTTTTGCAAAGCTTTTGATAAAAGTTCAGTAACTTATCCCATAAATTGGGAAAAACATTGCGCTGATAATAATATAAATTATTTCGCTCATTTACAAATCGACTAAATTTGTTATAAGGTTTTATGTTTGAGAAAAACATAAAATTTCTTTGTGATAAAGATTACATTAAACATTCCGGTGACAAACCTCAGCCAATAAAATTTAACATCCCAGATTGGTATAAAAAATTACATCATAAAACGTATTATAAAACTGTTAAAGGTTGTAAGCCTTTTTTAGATGCTATGACTTTTGGTTATTTATTAAGAACTCCATTAGATTATCAAATACAACACAACGTGGTTGAGGAAGTAGAAGGAGTTCAAAAAAGAGTATTTAGGGTAAAAGTTCCAGAAGTAAATTTTAATAACAGATTAAATATAGGTATACAAGATGAAAAACCAAGTTTTCATCCTAAGCAACAAGTAGAAGGATGGTCTAATGTTGATAAAAATAATGGTCCACATTTTTACAAATTTGCAAATCCTTGGCATATATTTACACCTCCTGGGTATTCTTGTTTATTTGTACCCCCTTTGAATAATCATGATGATAGATTCTCAATAATAGCTGGTATAGTAGACACGGACAAATGGAATAAATTAATTAATTTTCCTTTTATGATAAATGGTGATAAGTATAAAGAGTTAGATACAATAATTAAAAAAGGCACACCTTATGCACAAATCATACCTTTTAAGAGAGACGATTGGAAAATGAGTATAGAGGATGTTGATAAAAATGAAAAAGTAGATAAAAGATGGATTTACCCTTTAAGGTTACTACATAATTATAAAACAGATTTTTGGAGTAAAAAAAAATGCACGTAGATGATTTTGTACAAATAATTGATAATGCTTTTGATCCGGAGGAATTAGGAAAGTTAGTAAGATTTTGTCCTAGATTTGATTTTAAAGAAGCAGGTGTTTTAACAGACAAATCAAGACCAAATCAACCCGTATCTCAAGTAGATAAAAACACAAGAAACGTGAGCACTTATAGTTTGTTACCTAATGGGCCAAGTAAAACAGAAGCTCATTGGCATAATTTTTTTAAGTTTTGGATAGGAAAATTAGTTAAACATTACTTTACAGACAAATACAAACATTTTTCAATAAGAGGTTTTTATGAATTTACTTTGTTAAAATATGAACCTGGAGGTCATTACGTAGATCATGTAGATCACGCTGAATCAGTTCCAAGAACTTTAAGTATTATTTTATTTCTTAATGATAGTTATACAGGTGGAGAGATAGAATTTTTTAAACCAGATATGTCATCATCACAAGTTATAAAACCACAAACAGGTAGATTAATTATGTGGCCATCTAATTTTGTTTATCCACATAAAGTGTTGCCTGTTAAGAAAGGCACAAGATATTCATTAGTGAGTTGGGCAGTATGATTGGTAAGGATTTTAAATTTAAAGTTATCAAAAATTTTTTAACTAAAGAAGAGATTCCTATGTTGCAAATGTATTGCGATATACAACATAGGACTTTTAATCAGTATCCTAATAAACAAATAGAGGGTATGCATTTAACATCTATATATGGTGATCCATTAATAGACACTTTATCAATATTAAAAAAACCATTAATGGAAAAAGAAACAGGAAAAAAATTAAAAGAATCTTATTCTTATTGGAGGATGTACGTTCATGGTTCAGAACTTCATAAGCATAAAGATAGACCTAGTTGTGAAATAAGTGTTACATTAAATATAGGATCAGATGGCACTGATTGGCCTATTTATATGGATGGCACACCATTAGTTTTGAATCCTGGAGATGCTGGTGTTTATTTAGGATGTGATGTTTTACACTGGCGTGATGAATTTTTTGGTGATTGGAGTGCACAAGCTTTTTTACATTATGTAGACGCTGATGGCCCCAACAAAGATTATGCCATGGATGGAAGACACTCTTTTGGTCAAGTTTATTCTAAAATAAATAAATGAACATACTATCCATATATGCATCACATGATGGATGTGTTACATATGTGCAGGATAGTAAAATAAAGTTTCACACACAGATTGATAGATATAACAGATTTAAACATTCAGCTTTTCCTAATCGATCATTATTTAATTTAATAAATAGTCTAAAAGTAGATAAGTTAATCATATCGCATGGTAAAGATCATGCTATGGGTGTTTGGAAATCTGTTTTAGATTATAGCAATAATTTAAAAAAAATACTTAATAAAGATGGATTAATATATTATGGAGATAAATACCATCATATGTTTCATGCTTACTGTGTTTCTACTTGGAATAAAGATGTTGAAGATATATTAGTTGCTGATGGTGGAGGGACAACGGTCAACGGACAAGTGGAAAATGAAAGCCATTATAAAAACGGTAATAGTCAATTTATCAAATTAGAAACTAATCAGATTGGTAAAGATTATGAAAATTTTACAAGAGAGCATTTTGGTAATTGGTTTCATTGCGGTAAAACAATGGCTTGGAGTTTATATGATAGAAGACCAAGAGAGCTTCAAAAAGATTTTGAAGGAAGGATGTTAAATTTAATTGATAAATGGGAGTTAAAAAATTTTCTTTATACAGGCGGTTGTGCCCAAAATGTTATTTTTAATTCATGGTTGTTTAGAGAGAAACAAATTTTTTGTGACCCTTTTAATGGTGATTTTGGTTTGAGTTTAGGTGCAGTAAATTATTATTTAAATAATACTATTTATAATGATAGAATTTATTTAGGTGTAACTCAACCTATTAATACAGATTTATTTTTAAATGAAAAAATTAAAAAAGTATCGCCAGAAGAAGTTTGTAATATTTTAGTGAATGAACCCGTTGCAATATTTCAATCAAAAAGTGAACAAGGTCAAAGAGGTCTTGGAAATAGATCCCTGCTAATGAATCCTTTAGATAAAAACGCAAACGAAAAATTAAACACAATTAAAAAAAGAGAATGGTTTAGACCTTTTGCATGTTCTGTTTTAGAAGAGGACAGTGATGATTGGTTTCATATGTTTATGCATAAGTCACCTTATATGATGTATATATTCAAATTAAGACAAGATAAATTTAATATACTTCAATCAGGAATAGCTGATGACAATACCTCTAGAATACAAACAGTTTCAAGATCTGATAATCCTAATTACTATAAATTATTAAGTGCTTTCAAAAAGAAAACAGGAGTTCCTATAATAGTGAATACAAGTCTTAATTTACCAGGAGAGGTTTTAGTTGAAACTTTACAAGATTTGTATATGTTATTTAAGGAAAGTAATTTAAATTATATTTATTTTCCTGAAATAGAAACAATGGTAGAAAAAAAATGGAAATAAGACAAGATAAAGATGGTAATGGAGTCATAGAGTTTAATGAGGCAGAAAAAAAAATAGTAAGTAAAAAAGGAAAAATAGAATTACCTGCACCAGCTATGAAAGAATTTGCAAACATATTGATGAAACTTTGTGCTGACATTACAGCAAATATTCCTGATGATTTTAAATATATGCAAACAGATCCAGGAAAAAGTAAGTTTCAATTTAATAAAGTTGAAGAAAAAGAAGAAAAAAATGAGTAATTGGAACAGGTACAAACCAGTTTTAAATTCTATAAATGTAAATACAATTGATGTCCCTGACGATCTTTATGAATATACAAAGGCTTTAGCCTCTAAAACAAAAGAAGAGGCATTGCCTATGAATGGTAGTTTAGCAGGATTGATAAAAGAAGAATTTAGGGTTAACGATATGAGCAAAGATTTATTTTATTTTTTACGTAAAGGTTTAGACAAAAAACCTTTTCATAATCTATGGAGTGGCATAGATATAAATACAAAAGATTTACCTATTGCTTTAGGTGAAAGTTGGATTAATTATCAAAAAAAATATGAGTTTAACCCTTTACATGATCATTCGGGATTTGCTTCATACATTTTGTTTATTCAGATACCATACGACTTAAATAAAGAGGCAACTGTTTTTCCCAAAGCTAACAATTCTGAGGCCGATACAAATCCAAACTCAAAATTAGTTTTTGTTGGTCATAACGTAACTAAGGGTAATATTGAATCTGTATCAATACCCGTTGATAAATCTTTTGAGGGAAAATTATTAATGTTTGATGCGCATCATTATCATATGGTTTATCCCTTTTATACAAGTGACGATTATAGAATAACAATGTCAGGTAACTTTAAATTTCACGTTGACTAAAAATATTTTTAAAATAGAGTTTACTAGAGATGATTTATGTAATTTAATCATGCTTATTACTAAGCTTGGATCTATAGGGGGTCTATCTAAAGAGGAGAAAAAAGTAGCTAAAAAGCTAACAAAGGCTTTAGAAAAAGATTATACAAAACGTTAGTGCATCTTTAACTGTAGACCATAATTGGTTATAATGTCTTATGTCTTTGAGAAACATAACAATACAGCCAGGATTTAATAAACAAATCACAGAGACAGCTGCAGAGGGTCAGTGGGTTGATGGAGATTTTGTAAGATTTAGATATGGCTATCCAGAAAAAATAGGTGGTTGGGAACAACTAACCACTAACACGTTAGTTGGGGCTGCAAGAAACCAACACA